AACACCACGACTTCGCGTGATGCACACGTAAGCCCATAAAGGGCACCTAACCGCCGTGGGATTAGGATTTTATCAAGTACTAACTTGTGGTACTTGGGGGCACACTAAGTGAACTAGCCACATAAAGTGTTGGAGGGTTGAGGAAAAAGAAGAGAGAAAAATCATCTCCAGCTGCAGCATATGTTCTGACATTATAGTCATAACTACCAGTTGAGGCTGATATGGAACCATCCCCAACAACTTGCACCACATCTGTATCCTGACCATATCTATCCTCTGCATATGGATCGGAAATAGCATATGGCGTATTGTAGATGGGGTTACAAGGCATCATACGATAGTTCTGGTACATTGGGAAAGCTGCATCAGTACACGGTTGTATAACACCATCACTGGCTGTCATACCATCCATACCTGATGGCTTACCAAGCTGTAAACTCGCCATAGTTGAGAATGACTTGGAGTTGATAACCGTAATTGCAGGTTGCGCTTTCAACTGTCCTCTACTAAGTGTCATTTGCATCGGTTGCACTGCGGTCGCTCCTGGTAACTGAACTACCTTCCAATTTATAGACCCCCTCCAGCCAACGTAACAAGCAGTGAACCAGTGAAGGAACGAATGCGGGACGAAGTTGTAGCCAGTACCACCAATATCAACAGTCACACAACCATTCCGAGTGGCATAAGCAGTTCCACCAGAAGTCCCCCTAAACGGTGGAAAACGTCCGAAACCCATAGTCACCAAAACCCCTCCATCAGAGGCTCCCGGGTTCCACGTTATAGGGAAACTAGGGAAAAATCTCCTACACAGGGCTCTCACCGACTCAACTTTCTCACCCATACACACTGTATGTAGTGCTCTACTGGGTGCATACTTCGTAGCAACCGTCTTGGTCGTCTCTCTTCTATCGTCCAAAAGTTGCATAGAAGATTGCACAGTGTACAGATCACTAAGACTGGTCTCAACAGTATTCCCTCCTCTAACAGCTATGGGGATCGACTGCGGCCCTGCAAATTCAAAGTCATCTCCTGGTTCCACGAACACATGTACCTGAGCAGCCTGAGTAATATCTGGTCCAACAAGATGATTCAATACCGAAATTTGAATTAAACCATTACATCCTGCCTGTCCATTACTCAAGCCAGTTAGTCCTGCAGTGTTAGCAGCCCAAGGCACGCTACCACCATTAATGAACTGAGAGGTGTTGGTGTATAACCAAGGCAGAAAACTCATATAAGGTGCAACTATAGTAACCTCTGAATCCTTAGATAAATCTATGATTTCAGTGTGTAAAACACCCTCTGCATAACCTGTACCAGCATAAAATGCAGGGTCAAAAGTTATCTTCAACCTCCCTCTATTCATTAATGGGGCCACAACCCTAAATGTGAACTTCATTGAGCCACGCCAGAACTGAAATGCACTCGCTACATAGCCCATAGGAGGAGCAGTCATAGCATAGTACGAATGGGATCCAGACCTCCCTAATTTAGTGGTCGAATACCACAAATCAGGTATAACGTAGACGCAAAACAAGGAAGTACCAGCAGATGATGAACATGACCACGTAGTAGACGTAAGATAAGTCTGCCTTTTCACAATATGTGAAATAGACATGTCATCAGAACCATCCAAACCTACAGTCCTCGAATCAAGTGTCAACTGATTGTCCGGATCAAGGGTCAACTTATCCATATGCGCGCAAACGCCAGGGTTTGCCAAACCTGGTATCGTATGCTGGCGTAAAGCAGGTGTATCTCGCACTGGCAATGTATGCAATCCCAAGAATTTAGCTACGTCTCCTGTATACTTAGATCCAATCTCAATAGGTCGCATATATGGCCCTATCAACGGAACATCTTGCAATCCTCCAGAAACTTTATTCACTGTATCAGCTGCATCGGAAACTGCATGCATCGAACTCTGAACAACCATGCTAGCTCCGCTTAGCTCCATGTCTATGGCTCTCGCAAAGACAGTAATAACCACAGGTAAACCTGTGGCTGTACCCGCCACTTGCAATGCAGCCAACGACTCCAAGGTGAACTCACCCATTTCATCCAAGAAAGGATATGGAGCGGTGGGTCCTATAGCGTCTGGAGTGTACGATATAGGATAAATCCAAGACCCATACTGCATCATTGGTAGTGTCATCTCTGCCCCCAAATTATTCTGAGGGTACAGATAAACGTGGGGTCTACACGACCTAGCCATGGCTCCCGACTGGCACGCTTGCATATATGTTGAATCCAAATTTCCTCCACCATAATGGTATTGGGTGACTCCCTCCGTAATCACATTCTTGGATGCAGAACTCAATGGTCTATACGAACCTAAAAGCATACCAAATTGGAAAGGAGAACCGTTAACAACAAACTTTAACTGTATCCGACAATGCAATCTCGAATAACCGCGCAGTTTCGAATAAATAGTGGGATTCACCAAATAATCGGTCCAAGGGTTAAAAACATTATACAATGTTGAACCCTCATTCCAGTTAAACTGATGTATCTGAACCCACCTATCAAAAAACTGGTCCAAACCAATCTTAGACAGATCGCACCCATCATCATAAGTACCATCTCGCAAAGCATCTCCAACTATGTTCTCACCCATCTCAGCATCTTCAAATCTTAACAAATCAGCAAGTCATCTGTTTCGGAAGAGCCTTAACTCAAATCTCTCCTCCTAGATCGTAACAATCGACCCTAAGTCCCTAAATAGGGACGGCCCTCAGGCCAGTCTCACATAGAATCCCTCACACCCCTTTATATGATCAGTAAATAGGGAATGCTGGTAACTATCCTACATGGTGCATTTGGTTCTCGACTATGCATACTCTAGCCGTGGTGCATTTATATAGCGCCCCTCATGGCGCTGGGTTAATCACTCGTGGACTAACTTTGGGTACAGTGCGAAGGAAGCCTTCTGCCACCTCTGCACATAACCCTCCCAAGTGGGAAGAACCCCCACATAATTGTTGAGCTTATATATGTCCAAAACATTGCGAATATGAGCGTCCCAGTAAGAAAACGCCTTACTACCGTGGAAAAAGAACTCCATATGTATAGCACGCAACATGTCTGCACTCTGCGCCTCAATAGTCACAACCTTAGAGTGTGTGCAAACAAGCATAGTCTTATATAAAGACTTAATCTCCAAAGGGGCAACGTATGTCTTCTCTCCCAAGAATGTAAACTCAGCCTCCACAAATGAACGTTTCAAAAAGGTCGCTTGCGAAATGTGAATGTACGGCACACTAACAGCTTCCTTATCCGCCATTGTGTAGATAACGCCAATTTTAGCCAACTCTCCTACTATGGCCGTGTGATTAAACCACGGCGCCGAGGGTGATACGCCAGCAATATTGTCGTCACCATACGTCATCAATGCCACATTCTGCTTAAAAGTCTTAACCTCCGAATCAGGGTTCAACTTAAAATAGCAAAAGCGCATGTAAAGAGCTCCAACCAAACCGTTGATGATGACGGTAAGGGAATGTCCCGACGGATTGGTACCCAAAAACTGTACCAATGTACCGTCAAACTCTGCGAAAGCGTAAGCTACATCGTAAGCCATACCCCGCATACGCTGTAGATCTCTCTCACTATAACCTAACTCCTTAGCTATAATCAACAGAACGCGGAAAGCCTCGGTAATCCACAAAGCCCCTTGTCTCTTGTCATACTTGGAGTAATCTCCAGCCAATATCCTGTCGGCACCATGTTTCACAAGATAACGGAACATCTCTGCCCATTCCGCCGCCTGACAAACGGTTCCTGGCCCAGACTCAAACAAAAACTTGTTGTTCTGAATCATCCTTATAATAGGTAGATAATACTGTCTCATACCTATCGTCAAATGAATGGGTCCAGCCTCAAAAATTCGTGTGTCACCAACAGCAGCTTTCTTCTCAGAAAGTGGCTCGTCTTTCGGCTTAGCTCCAAAGATGGGGCACGCACGTTCACCAGCATCGTATCTGGCCATCATATGCGTATACATCTCCATAGCTTCCGGTCCCAAGGTATACTTGGGGGCGCCTTGCTCATTAACTCCACACTGAACCAAATGTTCTCGCTTACTCTGGTACCAAGGTACACCAGCACTAGAGTTGAAGTTAATTGGATTGACATAAGCCACACCCTCAGCTCCATTAATAGCTGTATCCATATCATAAGGGTGAAAATCCTCCTTCTCCACTTCCGGCAAACCTGATAAAATGTCATTTGCCAAGTTGTCAGTGCACAAATTCACAATGTCTATGTCCTCACACACAGGAACATGCACCATATCCGTGAGAGCTCGTGAGTAAGGTCTCCAGCCCAGGTCCGGCTTAACTTTATCGCAAACTACTCCTATGTTATGGAAATAGTCTGCAAACAAAGTGGCCCCAACCTGAGACTTGTAGGAACTACGGAAACCCAACTTGGAACCATACACTGCTAGAGTCCCATCCGGAATCCACCTAACAGGACTCTTGGCATGCAGATCCCCAAGTTCGAATTTGGTTTTCCCAACCTCCAGCTTAACTGGAGACAACGAGGGACCTACCCCATGACACCTATCAAATGATCCCTCACACTGCATTGGTGAACGTTGTTGCACACACTTCTCTATCATATCATCTACGGTGACTCTGTCCAGAATAGCAGCAAAACCACCAGGGGATCTATCCTTATCATGCATACAGGGACCTCGGATATTATGTATGCCTCCAATCACAGGTCCACTCGCACTCTGAATGATAAGAGGTGCTCCGCAATCTCCATCACGCGTATCATCATATCCATAGGCACCACTCCAATAGAGATCCACACGCCTCTCAAATAGAGAAGGGTAACCTTTAATACCCTCCACTGCCGGATGGATAGCTCGAACTATACGCGTACTATGCATAGTTATCCTCTTCATCTCGCCTTTCAGTTCGCGACGTAGATATACGGATGGAAACAAACCCTCAGCATCTGGTTTAGGGGGTAAGAAAGAACGCAAGTCGCACATAGGTCTAAAATTTGGGGTATAAATTATTGCCAAATCTTTTGTTGGATGTCTATACACTTGACTCTGCTTCATCTTGATATCCCTGACATTTGATGTGCATCCTTCTTTACTATCAAAAATGTCCATGGTAAACTCCTCATTTACCGGTACCGTATGAGCCGATGTCAAAATGTATTGACTACAAATTCCCAAACCCTGACCTGGAAATTGATAATCCACACCAGCCCAATGAAACTTACACATCAAGCGCAATGTCTGCTTCCCAATCTTCTGCATGACGCCCTCGGCATTGGCACCGGAACTACATCTAGTCTCCCGGGATACCTCCAATTTCTGAGTCGGATACTCAGCTGCATACCACACATCTGGTCTCTCAAACTCACGGGGCTTGGGGGGAGCCATCCCTCCCTCCACATGCATCTTCTCCTTAGAGAAAGCACCAGCCAAGGTAGCAAGAAGTAAACCTCCTGCACACATAGAAGCAACAGCCATAAGAACTCGTGGCACCGTAACTAGGCGAGCAGCTCTGTTTCCAAACTCACGCCACCATTCTAGTGTGTTGTAACCATCTCCAACAGCTCTAATAAAGTCCGCTGATTCTCGCTGACCGGCGTTTGTAATAACACCATTTATCAGATCCCCTGTATGTGAAAGTCTTACATATCTGGCTCGCAAATCTTGTATAAAGTCTCTAGCTGAGGGGACACACTTCTTGTAAAGCACATATGAACCATACATAGCCAATCCTGATACAACCAGTTGCGCTATGGGAAGAGTTGGGGACCACCTAACTAACAGTACTCCTTTCGCCTCATCTGCTAGAGTGTAACATGTGGGGAAATTAGAAGCTACCTCCATGATGGTACCTTGCACCTCCATGCCCTGTTCATCCAACTCAACATCATACGCTCCTTCCATGCCTTCAACATGCTCTCCCATAGCTTCGGAAATTATCGCATCCCAAGGGGGTTCATTTGGAACAGGCACCTTCATTCTCGACATCCAGTTTTGGACCCTAGAGGCCAAATGTGGTAAAGAAAATCCAGATCCTACGTGTTGCCGAGCCGAAACTTGAGCAACAACTGCCTTATCCAAACACTCCTTATCACAAGAGCAATATTTGGTAGGGAGACGACACCCATCACACAATATTGAGGGTGGTTTCGGTCTTGGACCCGCTAAAACGATCGGAGGTCTAACTTCAGGCTCATCATCACCCAACTGTGATTTACTCTCTGCTACAGAGGGATCTGTCCCACTATCACATACACAAAACTGATGAGGTACTAGACATTTATCACACAACACTACTTTCCCAATAGCTGAACGAGATCGTATAAAAGCGTCTTGCGCTGCTCTATGTTTCAGAACTAAATCCTTCATAGTTCTCAAGAACACTCCTAAGGGGGCCTTATCACACTGAGGAACGTAATACAAAAGACCATCATGAATCTCCATAGTTTCAACCGTCCACAACCACCAATCAGGATAAGATCCAGGATCGTCATGTCTAACGGTATCCGCCAAGGATGTACCCTTTGCGTATTCTTCCTTCACAAAAGGTGTAACAACCATATTGAATCTACGTAACACCGCTGCCGGATGAGAAAAACGCAACCAAGCATTGAGGTCCTTTGTATTCGTGGTAGCCGTAACTAACTCTGCTTTCACTGGACACATACCTTTGTCCTCCTGCCGTGCTTTATCAGGCATGTATGAAATATTGTTAATGACATTAATGATGGCATCCAAGGACTTATCCTCTGGATTCTTCACACTAACTTTTGCCACATCATCGAGTACTATAGACCACATCCATGATTGATAACCATCCCAAAAGTTAGCATCAGGATTAACTGCAAACCTATATTCAGGATCTATCGGAAGCTTCATAAGTAGGGCGAAATAATTCTCTACCATGTCTACAATAGTTGATTTTCCTATCTTAGACTGTCCATAAATCAAAACACCAAAAGGGCATCTCCGTGGTGATGACGCAGCTCGTATGCCTCTAAGTTCCATCTTGATTTTCCGCAACTCTTCCTGAATTTTCCGTACTGTGGACTTCTCATGCTCCTCCATGTTCATGCATCTTCGCATAATGACTTCCGACTCCGCAAGAGCCTCATTGAGCCGAAAATCATAATCATGAATAGTAAAACCATGGGGTTCAGGGTTGACCAAGAAATCTTTCTCCAAACGCAATCGCTGAGTATTCTGGAAAAATTTCCCATAGCGCTCTGAACTATGCCACAACGGCTCTAGAGTTCCAGCATTCCAACACTGGAAACCCTTATCACACATCCACGTTATGAGTTTGATAAAATCGCCCATCAAGTTAGCTCCATTGGACCAAACTGACGTTTTTATCCACTGATCCAGAATTGAAAAATGACCCAAAGTAAATTCTCCTGAGGTACAGTACATAGCACACCCCATAAGATAAGAGAAAAACCGCATCATACGTCGATATGTCTCACTATGTACAGCTTCATCCACACTATCAACAGCACGCTTAGCATCTGCAAATGAAAATCCCTCAACTCTCATCTGACCATCACTAGCACCTTTCCCTACCATGTTGCTAACAAAACCACCAAAAGAGTTCAGAATATTTGAAATCACATTGTCATCCTCAGTGGTAGAGGTATTATCCAGGCCGCAACTACGGCAAAAATCTCTAGCTTTCTCCTTTGCCTCATCAGGATCAGACAACAATGGGGCGGCGGCTTCTACCACCAACTCAACCACATCCGCAGGAGTCCACTTTTTAAGTAAGTACCTATTAATGTTGTGAGCTTGAGCTTTAAGAAACCCTATACCAGATAGCAAAATAGAAATATTGTTGCCCCGTGCTGCCATGATCTGAGAAAATAACAAAACACCATCTTCCAGGAGTTTTAATCTAAAGTTTTCTGAACCCGTGGCGGCTACATAAGCTCCCATATCCACTCCTTGAACACGCATAGCCTGCTCTAGAAAGGCATCAACATCCTCAGTTGACATGGTTTCCCACTCAACTGAGCCATCTACCTTATCATCTGCACTACTATACAAATGCCGTGGCTTAGGAGGTTCGTCTCCAAATTTCTCTCGTAACAACTCTATCGCTCTCCTAAAACATTGTCTCTTACGCTCTGCATGAACCCCATCTGGTTCTCCATAACAATAAAAATCATCATGGTAAGAAAATATGATACCAGTGGGGTGGTCAGTGCCACTCACATCTTCAACGTATCTAAATCCAGCAAGTGCATCTAAATCATGCCCGTAGTACTTCAAGATCAACTCTGCAAACTCCATTTCGTCTTCATAAGTATAATTAAAGTCCAATTTCTCACGAATCCTCTGATAAGCATCTGTTTTTGCTAACATCTTAGATGCATGCCAGCCACTCCACTCTACAAGAGAATCTAAATGAACATTGCCTTCACTAACAAACTCCTCCTCAACAGTGTAACGAGCACAACACTGAAATAGTACTCTATCACCCGTTGAACGCATTTTGTAATGACTCTTGATCATGTGGCGAACTCCTAAAGAGTCCCCCACTTCATGATTCCGTGGACCTCGATCTTTACTCCTGCTCTTTGCTGACAAATTCGTCATTTTAACGACAAATTCATTCATGGCCTGCACTGGATTCGTACCCGAATCTCTAGTAGCTAAGATAACGACGCGTATTTTATCCAGGCGAGCCTTTTTCTCAACTTCTTCTCCATCGGCAAAGATAATACCCTGAACTCGCATCTCATCTTCATCATACCATGACGTGGGACGCAAAATCTTCTTCTGTCTCTCAGTGCGGTGCTCCTTTGGCTTCTTGAGTTGATCCAAGAAACGCACACCAGCCGCAAATCGCAACCATCGCATCTCCATTAGCTCACTTCGTAATTTTCTTGCTCTCTGGGCCACTCGCGTGGCCACAACCTTGTCTACTTCAGAACCCCAATCTATGACCACAACATTATCTGCACCATCGAATCTGGTGCGAAATTTTCTCTGCGGCCACTTACCAAATTCATATCTATCCCGCATACATCTACGGGAAAAGAAACAACGCAGTTCTCGATCATCTATCTCAAACTGCCCCCCCTCAGTACGATCAAAACTCGCCTTCTGAGGTACAATATAATGTGGTATCCATACATCGTCGACCCACTCGACGCTCTATATAATCCCACACTTAACAAAATTCAACTCCTCCACTGTGCCTTTGTTATTCGCTTCCGTTGAAGCACGCCCGGCTGGGCGATGTGTCCCGTCCGCCAAGTGTGGCGTCTCTAGAATGCTTGCGCTCTTTGAGACCTCCACAGT